AGCTCAGAGAGTTCTCAATGTACCAACGACCGGTTGGACCCTTGAAGCCATGGTCCCAGTAACGGACCCACGGGAGTTCCTCACCAGCCTTAGCCGGAAGGAAACGAATGACTGCATAACCGTTACCGGCTTTGTCCACAATGGGAGCCCAGATACGGTCGTCCACATAGGACTTCTTCTCGCCGCCACCGGCGACTTTTTGAGCAGCCGCTGTGAGACTGCTGATTGCACTGTTGCGATTGTTTTTTAATGCTGCGAATGACATAGTATTTTAGTATGGTTGTATATGTTAACGTATATGATAATATCCTTTATTCCCTATTTGTAAACCCTAAAAGTACGATTTCTCGCAACTTTTTTATGTCTACCTTCTGTCTTAGGAATGGCTTGAACTTTAGAACTTTCTTGGAAAACTCGGGCCATAGAATGGTCTCCGTAATCTTTGAGCGTTTCATAAAGCCCACCATAATGTCAAGAACTACCAAGGTTTCAAGCTCAATAGTTTTGTCCATCACCAGTGTCGCAATTCGTGGATGAGCTCCATTCTCCGACTTAAATAGGTCATCGAATGAAATCTCCTTGCCCTTACAATGCTCCACCAGTCTGTCTACTTGGTCGCCAAAGAAATAACTCATTGATTCTATCCTTCTAAGATAGAACTTGTAGTTATCGTCTGCCGACTGTTCAACTAGATTGCCTGCCCAGCACTTACCCGAATCCAAGGATGCGAAGTTTGCAACCAGGAAGTCAATCAAAATTTGTTTGTCAGGATACTTCTTGGCCAATTTAGCAAAGAAGTATTTGTCCTTACGTTGAAAGAACGACTTCTGAGTTGCAGAAGTCTTAAAACTGTATTTGAGGGCGTCATAAGAATCGCTCTCAAAGTGAAGTTTAACACTATTATATATCAGGTAAGCGTCCCAGGGCTGCATTTTAGTCTGTCAATTTCCTGTGTAATATGATCTCTTAGTCTGTATTCAAGTGAAATTAATTTATTGTCAATATATTGTTTAAAGTTAACAGGACCGCAATAAGTAGATTCCTTAATCATCGTGTGATCGAGAACTATAACACGTCTATCAATAGTATCGTCGGCAATTTTCTGTACATAGATGGGCAAAGGGTGTGTGTTGCCCGCCGTCTTAATCATAAGTGAATTCTCATCATATGTGAGATATTGCGGCGTGGTACCAAAGGTAAGACCGCTATTTGTAGACTGAATAGCGTAACTACCACAATTATTGCCGGATGTTGTAATGACATAGTCAGAAACCCATGGTTTTGCTACAACGGGTTCTTCTATTACAGTTGCAACCTCGGGCTTTGGCTTGGGATATAACTCCTCAAGTTTTTCAATGAGACTGTCACTGATCGTATTCATATTACATGAATGAATCTAACGAATTGCTTTTGGGTAAAAGATTGCGCGTCATTGCTTCAGCTTCAATCTTGGATTTAATGACGGGAGAGATGAGCTTACCAATGTCCAATGGGTCGATTTGCTTCTCTTCACAATAGTGAAGGACTGCTTCCATATAGGTCATCTTTTCATCGATAACCAATTTTTCAATGATGGTCGCAAGACTCTGTTTTGTGAGGATATTATCGAGGAGCATGGTAGTATTAACGGTGGAGTTCTACGCGTTGAATACGGTAGTTGGCAACCTCTTCCGGAAGGTTCATTTCCTTTACAATCTTTGCGCGTTCGGGAGAATTGTCATTCTCATAGAAATACATGATACCATATACAAAATGGCTGTTCTTGTACTTATTGAAATTGAGCAGCTTCTCAATTTGAGCCTCAAATGGCATGTCGGAATAGAACTTTGGGTTCGGATTCGTCTCACTCTTGACTTCAAGAGGATACAATTCATTGAGCTTATCCAAGACGGATTTCTTGCTTCCGATGATGACGGTACTCATACGAGCAATCGCCATTACATCTGTTGGTTCTTTTACTGGAGTGTCCATAGTTTATAGAATTCTGAGGAGCACAATGTCACCATTGATGCGCCCATTTGGTTTTGCAATCTTTGTAGTGAGTTTTCCCCACGCCTTTTCAAGCTGTTTCTCTGTGCTTCCTACGGCAATAGGAATGAATTCATCGGGCTTGCGGAGACGGATGCAACGGGAAGCCACCTCATCAAAATTCTGGATAGTGGTACCTTTGATGACGAAACCAGTGGTCACTGTGCAAACATAGTCGAACAGTACCCGTGTCTTTACATTGAAGGCAAGGAGACGATAGGCACCCACAACCCGAATAGGATTGATGGAGGTAATCTTAAACTCCTCGCTGTGCTTGAGATACTGGAGCTTGGCAATCTGCTTTGTGGCAGCCGTGGGTTTCTTCTCACGTGGAGCCTTTGCCGCTTTGACACTTGTCTTAAACATCGTTAGATCGTCTACCATCGATGATAGCGCATCAATACGTGCGAGCATCTGCTTTTTGGTGTATGAGCTGTAGGCTTCAGCAAGATACTCGCTGGCGCCAGTGTGGGCATCTGTAATTTCCTTCAGCGCCTTTTCAAGGTATTCTTCCACAAAGGAACACGCAGCCGCAGGGAGTTCGTAATGCTGCATTGATTTGTAGATGGATAAACATCTTACCTCATCGCCGGACTTGCACCATTCATCCATAAGGAGCTCAAGGTCCATAATGATTGTCTTGTTGCACTTTACCTTGAGACGGTCCATGGGAGAAATGCCACTTGGTTTTTCGGCTACGATAGTTTGCACGGTATCCTTTTGCTTTGCTTTCTTACCTTCAATGATTGCGTTTGCAATGGATTCCTTTACGAACACATCACACGGTTCAACCTTAGTCGCATCCTCGCGGAGTGATTCAAGGTACTCATTAATTTTAGGGTGCATTGTGGGCATACCTTTATTGAGACACGTGCAAAGTGTACCAGTGGTCATACCGGGAAAATAGTCGGGAGCAGCTTTCACCGCAGAAATATCCTCCTTGGTATAACCATTGTTGCTCATCCATTCCAGAACGGCGGGCTTGGTGTCCTTTGCCGTGGAGTAATAGTTGTAGAAGTTGAACGATCGAGAATACTCCTTCCAGAATTGTTCCACTGGCCAAGTTTCCCAACCATCCCAGATTGGTTCCTCACCGGTGTAACGCGAGTCGACCGCAGCAATGCCATTGCCCGACTTGCGACCCTTCTTGCGGTTCTTTGCCGCAGCAGATTTGAGTATGTGATCGACAGACATATTAGAGGGTCTCAATAGAGGTAACCGAATCCACTCTGAAAGAGCGCCAGCCCCCATTCTCAATGTCGTACACGCGGACGGCGTCTTCCGACAGATTCAGTTTCTTATTACCCTTGGGCATAAGGTCCTCGGGAATAAAAGCAGTGTCCAGAGTTCCGCGGAGTGCCCGAGCCGTACCATCAACCTTAGTGAAGTTGATCAGTACCAGCTTATTATTGCTCAGCGTATCCTTGATTTCAGTGTATGTGTATTTTTTCATTATGTAGTAAATATAACAGGATTCAATCAAATGTAAACAACAAAAGCACCGTTTCAAAGGAGCCTACTCAAAGAAGATTCTTTATGAAAGATAGACCACCATAAGTGGTCGTAATTGATCGATGATCTACTTCTGAGTGAAAGTAAGCTCTTTTGAAACGGTGCTTTCAGAGGTTATTTATTAGTTGAGGTTTTTATAGACTTTGGCCCAGTAGGCTTCAAGGTTCTTTTGTTTGGTGTCCGACATCGGAGACGCCACACGGCGCCAAGAACTACCGCCGCCGTTCCAGATGAAGCCAAGTTCCTTTTCGGTGGCTTTACGGTTCATGGTTTTTTCAATGTGTTTCGAGTAGAAATTGAGAACGCCTTTAGCGACCTCACGGGCTTTGTGCTCGTTGAACATGTCGGAGTGCTTGTAATTCTTACCCGTGATGCGGTTAAAATCGCTGACCATCACATCATGAATCTGAAGGATTCCAAGGGCTTTACCGCGGTCACCGACGGCAGAAGCATTGCCGTTGCTTTCGGTACGGACGAGGGCTTCGATTAGACGGTCGACATTTTGAGCCGAAACAGCCGCGGTAAGAGCCAGGATTGCGAGGATATATTTAACCTTCATTATGATACAATCCTACAACATTCCAGCTAAAAGTAAACCAAATAGATTGTCCTAAGTGGTTACCAATCAACAATCATTTAGAAGTTGCACGGAAAACACCATCCCACATCGGTCCTGGGTCGGCTTTTTCGAGGTCATCTATACGTTCTACCATCATCTCGTAATAATCACTTAGAAAAGTCATATGTGATTTTAGATCAACGGCTAATGCACGTGCTTTTGTCCATTCTCTGGCACGGTAGAAATCCAGAAATTTGTCGTGGGAATCTGAATAGACGCGTGTACCCTTATCAAATACGGTGTAAATCTTCACGCCTTCTTTCTTACCCTTTACCGCAATGCAATCTAGTTCCAACGTGGGATACACGCCCTTCACATATTCCCGAGTGATGGGTCCTATTACAAATTTGACGCCGTACGGTTTCGACTGACCCTCAAGACGGGAAGCAAGATTCACCGAGTCACCAAGACAGGTATAGTCGAAGCGTTGAGTCGAGCCCATATTACCCACAACAACGGTACCAGTATTTACGCCGAGACCCATTCCGAATGCAGGAATACCTTCCTTGGTCACCTCATCGTTGAATGCCTTAAGACTTCCCAGCATTGTGAGACCCGTTTCAACTGCGTGAAGAGCATGATCTTTATCATCAAGTGGCGCGTTCCAGAATGCCATCTGAGCATCTCCAATGTATTTGTCCAGGGTTCCTTGGTTGTCCAGAATGGCTTGGGTCATTGCCGTCATGTACCGATTCATGATCTTAGTGAGACCCTGAACATCCTTGCCGTAGTGTTCGGAGATTGCGGTGAATCCACGAACATCGGTAAACATAATGGACAGTTCTCTTGAATCTCCACCCAGTTGTAGAAGGTCGGGATTCTTCTGGAGTTTCTCAACCATCGCGGGAGATAGGTACGTGCCAAACTGTTTCTTGATTTGCTGTTTCAGTTTGAACTCCATGATGAATCGCATGAAGAGAGAACCAGCCCAGACTACGGATGCGGTACCGACAATCCAAGTATAGTCGGCAAGGAGACCTTTATTGAATAAATGGAAACCGTAATAGACGGGAAGGCATAGGGCAATCAGATAGATGCCAAGATTCAAGGCATAACCCAAAAATGAGATTGCTCCGATTAGAATAAGTGCTGCACCCACGCCGATTGCAATTTCATAGAGATCAAATTCGGCTGGACGTTCAAGACGATTTCCATCAAGCAACATCTGGAGAGTCTGAAGGCTCAGTTCATGTCCGTACGCCGTACCCAATGGAGTCGCTACGGTATTTGCAAGACCCTCAGCCGTGAGAGCAATTACAACAATCTTATCTTTCACGTGCCATTCATCATCGGTATACGGAATCGCCTTAAAGGTATATTTGAAATTAATCCAGACGCGACCATTGCCATCAGTTTTAATTGGAGGAGTGCCGGGAACACGAATTGCAGAAACACCCGATTCGGTGACCTTAACCTGGAAGCTGGGTTGGTTGCCAAAGACACGGAGGATTTCCAGTGGCATTGTGGGATACTTTTCTTTTTCAATCTGAATCATGAGCGGTAATCTACGTACCACACCATCAAGCTCGGGAGCCGTAAGGAGCATACCTACGCCTGTGGATGCTTCACCAATCTCTTTGAGCGGTCCGATTGCCGCTGGGTAATCGAATAACCAGTCATCGGTGGTACCGCCAATTGTTGCAACGCCGCGTGGAATTGGAACGCCCTTACCCTTTAGCGATGCCGATTGTCCAGTAATCACGGGCGACTGACCCAGCATCTCAATGAATTCTTTATCACCACCCAGTCTATCTGGTTCCGCAAAAATGATGGGTAACACAACGGCGGTGGCGCCAGACTCCATGGCTTTTTGAATGGCACCAGACAATTCGGTACGTTTCCATGGCCACTGTCCGTTCTTTTCCAACGCCTTCTCATCAATCTCCACAATGACAATACTGTCCGACACCACCTTGTCCTGTTTTCTCTGGTAATAATCCAGACCCTTGAGGCGCATTACCTCGATCGGATATGGGTTGGTAATACGGAGACCCACGGCGACCGCGAGAAGAATGACACCGACCAAAAGGATTCTGAATGTGTGTTTGTTCATTTCTGAATGATGTTTACCTTAAGTTTATCTCCGAAGTTGAGTGGGTATACCGTGGTTCCATTGGAGTCGGTAATCTTAAATGTTGCGCTTGTGTCGGCTTTTAATTTATAGTGAATGACTCCTTTAGATGTGGAGAGATTCATTATAGCGTTTACACCATCGGTTGTAAACCCATTATTGACGGTGGCTGTAACAATAAGGGTGGGTACAGCGGTTGTTGTTGCCACCGTCACCTCGGGATTCTTGGCGATGACCTCTGCTACGGCTTGCAGTATTTCTGGCTGCATTGCCTTTACGTCGATGATGGCTGTTTTAGTTTCTTCCACAGGCTTTTCTTCAGCCTTAACTTGAGTAGCCGTACTAGGTTCAACCTGAGAAACAGCAGTAGGGGAATCACTCTTGCCGCCTGATTTTTTGTTTGGTTTATCATCTACCGAATCGGATGTGTTTGCCTGTGTCTGTTTCTTTGCTTCCTTTACCGCGCTTGTGACGGGCTTTGGAGTCTCAACAAGAATGAGGTTATTGATTTTGCTTTCGTCCTGGAAGTTAAGTATAACGGGATTTGTGGGAGATGATTGCATTGACGCAATAAATGTGGCTTGAAATGCCTGAGTCATAAGAACACTTCCGGCTGCATTACTCACCTCGATCACACCAACAACACCGGGTGTCGAACTATACTCGGGGCGTGAAGGTAACAGAATGACAAGACTCTTACCGTCCTCCGATACCGTCATTGAGAAGTCGGTACCACGAACAGAAATCTTTGCCGTAGGAGTTTGAACCTTAATGTTTTCTCTGCTGTTCTTTGCAATAATACCCGACGCATAACGGACTGTACCAAATGCAGTTTTCATTCCGACCTTACCCTTACCACTTGCCGGATCATATACAAATTCATCAATCTTGAGCTTGGAAAACTCCGTTATCTGCATCAAGGTGTGATCCTCAAACTCAATGGATACCCGTGCCTTTAATGTCTCAATGGTATCATCCTGTTCAATCTCCGTTCCCACCTTACCTTCCAACTTATCCTTACCACGAACAATCTGAGTTGGTCCGGTAACCTCGGTCAGTTTCCCGACCGAGGCGCCGGCTTCAGATACAAAAATAGCCGCAATCAAAAACAGTACTGCGGCTATGCGCATACATTACGGAGTCGGAGGAGCAATGGTTGCAGTTGGATCTGCTGCACCATAGTTTGAGGATCCGGTGGTCATGACGGGAGCAGCAGCAGTTGTTGTCTGGATAATCTTAACGGTATTATTGCTACCAGTTAAGCTATAAACAAGCGACTGTTGTTCCACGCCAGCCTGATAAACGGTGAGGTCATTCGTGCTACCCAGAATGGTGACATCTTGATAATGTCCGCCTTTCTGAGTCGATGCACCAACGCTTCCAATCTGAGTAGATTTAATGG